TGCTGAAGTCGTCAATCGTTTCGATGACGGGTAACAAAATCCGTTGAAGCTGCGCCATATTGTTTGGTCGAATTGCGCCGATGGAAGTGAGCGCAGGGAAGTTGAATTCCACTATCGGACTAAAGTTCGGGTCGAACGCCCCACCGATAGTTTGGAGCACCGGGAAAGTCGCAGTCTCCAACAAAGTACAGGCCTCTAACGAGACATCGGCGCTGACGCTAACCAGTGATGAAAAATCAAGGCTGACAAGCGCCGAAAAAACCAAGTCCAAAGTCCCGCCGATGCTAACGATATTAGAGACATCGAGAGAGGTTAGCGCGGGGCAAGTGTTGGTATTGAAATCGCCGTCAATTTCCGTAACCGATGACAAATCAAGACTCGCCAGTGCGGCCATGCCACTAAAATTCAATCTCCCGCCCACTGTGGCCAGGGCTCCCACATTGACGGTCGTACATGAGTCCATATCACCGAAACTGAATTCTCCCGTGGTCTCAGTCAATGAGTGCAAGTCGAGCGTTGTTATCGATGAAAACCCACCAATAAACACGGTCGCACCATGAACCTCCGTCAGCGCCGATAAGTCTAGCGTCTGCAACACGCCCGCGTCGGTGTAATTGTAAATCAGCACGTCGCCAGTCACGACCTTGAGGTCAGGGAAAGTCATGGAAGACAGGACGGCCGCCGTATCTGTCTGAAACGATATATTTCCCAGCACCGCGGTGATGTTTGCGGCATCAAACGACGTTACCGCACTATAATTGGCTTCCGCGTCATCAATGTTTCCATCCAGCCAATTCCCCGTTGGTGCAACGGCGAAAACAGCGGCATTGCCACTAGCTGGTTCGATGAACGACCATGCAGGCGGGGTGAACGCCCCCGTTGTATTAATCGCAGGCTCACCGCCCCCGCCGCCGCCTGTGTCCGCCAAGGCCGCAAGCCAGCCATCCAGCGTCGTTCCAGAGGTATTCCCGGTGTGAGGCCCCGTACTCGAACCCGCAACCTTATCGATCAGGCTGTCCAGAATTGCGTCGAACGTCGTCCCCGACGTGTTGCGCGCATATGGCCGGTTATCGGTTGCATTCTTGATGTCGGTCAGTGCGTCGAGAATGCCGTCAATGGTGGTCGTGCCGTCGGTGTTTCGCGCATATGGTTGGTTATCGGTGCTGGCGACGATATCGGTCACCGCCTGCAGGATGCCGTCGATCGTGGTCCCGGACGTGTTTCCGGTGTACGGCGAATTATTTGCGCTCGCCGCCCAATCTTCAAGAGCAAGCCGAACCGCGTCTAAAGTGTATGTCATCCGGCGACCTGCAATTCCAAAGCCACCAGAGTGCCGCTTACGCGCCTTGTGTTGTCGTCTACGGCCTTGATCGCGAGTTGCTTGCCGCCGACCACTGCCTTGTCATTTGTCGTAATCGGCAAAAGCGATGTTAGCGTATCGACAAGCGCGATTACCTTGCGGTCGCCTTCCACCACCGGCCCAATCAGCTCTTGTGGCTTATAACCCATCACTCGTGCGCGCGTGGTGGTGTCGGTGTATGGCCGCGGCGTCCCGGTCCCGGTAAATCGACGAATGGCGATATCCTCGCCCATCTCATTTATCATCGCGCGATGGTTTGCCTGCGATTCCGAAAGGGCCGTCATTGCATGGGCCAGCTTCGAAAGTTCTCCAGGAGACCGGCAACGGTATGCATAACCGCAGCGTCCTGTGTCCCGGTCGTGTCTCGCTCCGTCGTTCCAACACCTTCGACGATGCGCTTCTTCAGATACAGATCTGGCCCGCCCATCACGAATTCGCGGCCGATCCGAATAAGCATTGCCGAGGTGATCTCCGAAGGAATAACGGTAAATCCGGCCACCGCGACCACGGTGACACGCGACCCAAGCTGCACCGCGGGCCATACTTGATTGTATTTCAGCACAATGGACGGCGCGAGACCATCTATCCGCGTCTCATAAACCGTCGTTGCAAGCGTTTGCGTGGCGCCATCGGTGTCAACGTAGGAAACAGACGTGATTGACTGGAGCGGGGCCGCTGGCAGCCGCTCAAAGTCGCTGAAATCGTCGCACTTCATCGAGACCGTTTGCGTATAGATTTTGATCCCGCAATATCGCTCGACGAAACCGCGTTCCGTGGCGATCATCCGCGTAATCATGTCGTCATAGGTGGAATCGGCCGTCGCGATCCCGCATTGCAATTTGACCTGTGTCGCAGTCACCGGCTCCGCAGCAGCCGCAACCGTCACCGTCACAGGATACCACATCAGGCAATCTTTCCGGGCCGACCGCGACGCCGCTCGGTCACAGGCTCATTGATTGCACGCTCGATTGCCTTTTCAGCAACCGGGATCGCGTACCCGGCAGCGACAAGGCGCAAAGCCTCGTCCTGCGGGAAGTCGCGCCGGTCGCCTGGATCGAGGGTGAAAGCGGGACCAGAAAGCCCCGTCGTCATTTCGATCAGCATTAGGAAAGCGCCACCGAGCCGACATTCGCCACGATAGAACCACGCCCAGCACTATCGAAGAACACCGCTAGGAAATCGTCTCTGGCGTTGAACGTCGCGATCGTGTTCGTGCCGTCGAAGGTGCCGCCGGTCAACGTCAATGTGTGGTTCGCCGTGCCCGTCGCGCTGGTGTCCTTGACCACAAACAGGCCCTTGTGTTCCGTCGCCACCATAGTTGCGGCAATAACGACAGTGGCGTGGTTGAGTTCAACTGACTGAACGCCAGAAGCAACGGCACCGGATGCCGTCAATGCAACGGTTGATCCGGACACAGTGCCGCCAGAAATGGTAAGTTGGCCACCGGCACCGATAACCAGTTCCGCGCCGCCTTGCTTGAAATAGATTGGTGTATTCTCGCCGGCCATTGGCCTGATCTCCGAATATGAGGAATGGAAAGGCGGGGCCGAAGCCCCGCCAATCTATGATTAAGCCTGGATCAGATGCTTGATCGCGGCAGTGTTGCCCAACTCGCCATCGAGACGGATCAGCCCGGCAATGCCGAGATCAGGCCAGAAGCGTTCGCGCATCACGCCGATGACCGGCGAACCGACCTTGCGGACGTAGTATTGACCGAAGTCACCGAACAGAACCGACTTGAGGCCGGTGGTCATCGCTGGCACCGCTTGGTTGATGCTGTAGCGGTAGCCAAGCAAGGTGCTCGCGATGCCCTGGGTGAAGTCGCCAGACTGCCACAGATAGTCACCGACGCCGTTCTTCAGCTTGCGCACAGCCGACAGGGTGATGTCGTTGAACATAAACCGAACCTTTGGCGATGTGCGATAGGCCGGATCGACCGAATGAATAAGGTCGATCAGTTCATCGGGAGTAATCGCGGTCGCGCTGGCCGCGGTCTTGCCCAACGTGGACGCCGTGACAACGCCGTTCGGATCGCCCGAGCCGTCACCAGTGGTCAACTGCAAGTTTGCAGTCCGGCCGAGACGTTCGCCCAGCAATGAGCCGAGCAAGTTTTCCATGTTGAAAATGGAGTCCTGCGCCAACTCCATCGAGAACTTAACGAACTCGGTGTCATAGACATAGGCATCAAGGCGCTTCTGACCGAACACAGCGTCCTCGCTGCCGTCGTCCGTAAGCGCGACGCCTTCCGTATGGATCGCGGCGCCTTTCGCGGTGTCGTCGATCGTCGGCAAGTTGATCTGGTTGCCGGATGACGTGTTCAACGTGGTGCAGATGTCCTCATCGTACATCGGCCCCCATGCTTTCATGGCACGGATCAGAACGTTGGCGAGTTCAACCGGGACGGTGTAGCCGCCCGCAGTGGTCGTGCCCGCGGTCTGGATACGAAACTCGTTCTTGGTCTGGACGCCCGCCTTCAGAATCGCCCGCTCCTCGCTGGACAGTTCCGACATGTCGGCGCCGCTTGCGATGAACTTGTGGAAGACGTGACGATAATCCAGCTTCTCGCCGTCGTCGTGCGCAGCAACGGTGGTGTCGCCAGGAATCGGGCGCTGCTTGGCGCGGGTTTCCTCGGCTCGCTTTTCCAGCGATGCAAGCTTCTCCTCACGCTCGATCTGGCCCTGAAGCCGATCGTATTCCGCCATAGCGGTATCGTGCGCGGCTTCCAGTTCCTTAGCGCGGGCCTCGTCGGCCTTGTCGATCTGGTCGAGACGTTCGCGGGCTTCGACGACGATTTTCGCCTGCTTCTCCCGCAGTTCTTTTAGTGCCATTGTATTTCTCCAATAAAAAAGCCCCGGAACGGGGCTGTTTCGTTGGGCTTCAGCGGGGATCGCTTAGGCTTTACTCCGGAGCTTTAGCTCCAGGTTGGTTTTCATGCTTAGGCGAAGCGCCGCGGCGTTGAAATTCTTTCGCTTTTGTTCTTTGCGCGCCTCGTCTAACGAGCGCATCGCAATGGATGTGTCGGCATAGGCTGGGAATGCCACCGCTGAGACTTCGAATAATTCGACGCCGCGGATGGTGCGCTCCGGTGTATCGCCGGTTTCGTCCCATTGGTCATTTGTGACGCGGAATCCGAATGACATCCCGGAGATGTCGCCGCGAGCGAGTTGCACCGCGAGATCGCGACCGTCTGTCGTGTCCGGCAGATCGATTTCGACCGCCAGCCCGGTTGCATCTTCCTTCAAGCGTAGCGTGCCGGCCGTCGATCGGCCAATAACCCGGCCGCTATCGTGATTAACCAACGCCCGTATATCCGACGACTTCAGGGTCTCAGTGAAAGCGCCCGGCGCAATGGATTCAGTGAAAAAACCGCCGATGTCTGCCCTTGTATTAAAGAGCGCCGCATAGCCACGGGCGACCTTAACCGCCCCGTCTGCGCGGATCTCAGGCGGGCTGGTTGTCGCCCGTCGTTCCAGGGTCATTAACCCCTCCATTTTGTGCTGGGATCGTGCCGAGGGGCACGGTTGCGCCTTGCATGTAAGCCTTGTCACCATTTGCCACCTTCGGCCGGCCCTCAAGGGCGCGGGCTTCGTCTGGCGTATAAAGCGATGTTTGAACGCCGCGGGACAACGCATCAATGCGGCTCTTGAAGTCGCCACGCATCAGCGCGTCTAAATTGTGCTCGACATAACGGCTGTTATTGCGCCAGCCGAACAGCTTCAGGTTTAGTTCTTCCTCGAACGCCTTCGCCCATTGCGCGATGACGTGTTTTACAAGGTGCAAGTCCTGCTGTTCAGTGTTGGAATAGGTTCCGTTCGTCAGGTCTTGCAGAAAGACCGGCGGCAAATTGAAGATGCGCGCAATCTCTGTAATCTGGAATTGCCGGGCCTCGGTCATCTGGCCCTTCGCAGGGTCAAAACCGACCGGCTTGAGTTCATAGCCCGCAGGAATCGGAAACACCGGCTCGTTGTTGGTCTTCGCGGCGTTGATCGCGCGCTTAATGTCACCTTGCGCGCGTTTTACAGCCTCGGCACCGGCAGGCATCGGGCCAACCAACGCGAGCGGAGGAACGCCACCTCCAGCAAAAAACCCGCTGGCATAATCGCCCATTGCGAGCGCGAGCTGTATGGCCTTCGCGCCGTTCATGATCGGGCTATAAACGGAAATCTGATTCCGCTTCAGCATAAACGGCACGTCGATCACGTCTACGGCGGGGTAATCCCTACCTTCGAACATATAA